GGGGGCAATTCGGGTCGAACGAATACGCGCAGCATACGAAGCGCGGGCTCTCCTGTGAGCACCCCCTGAAGAGAGAAATAGGGGGACTGTAGCGTCCCCCCTTCCCTATATGTTATTTGACTATTACAGTCCAGTCATACGAGCGAAACCGCCAGCCTGCAAAGACTGAACGTCACGGTACTCGTTAGCAATCATTCGAACAACTCCGTCAGCAGCCAAAGTGTATGGGTCAACAATCAAGTTTAAACCTCCCCACTGCGCTGTAACTACTTGGCTCTTGTCAAAGAAGAACATGTCACCAGCAGAAGTGTCGTTTCCAGAACCACCAACCTGTGAAGAAACCACAGTGTTGTATCCCAATACAGAACGACGGTCAGCAGGAGAACCAGCATAGAGCAAACCGCTACCAGCGTCCAAGCTCAAAGTTCGTGAAGTGCGGAACGCTTTAGCGTCACACAATCCAACGATGTTCTCCAAGTTTACGTCATTTCCGAGCAAGTCCTCTTCGAGGTGCAGTGGAGATGTAGAACCAGCAGTGTAAGCTGTAGAGTTTCCAGCAGCAACGGCATCGTCAACGATGTCGATAATCATATCGTTGAACTGCTTGTCCAATGCGCGACGGATGTCCATCTGGATGAATGCAGCCATGTCGTCAGAAGACTGAGCCAACATCTGCTGTGTTACACCTACGTGTGCAGCGATACGCTTAGGAGAAAGAGTCTTCTCAGCGAAAGAAGGCAGAGCCTCAGCTTGAGTAGCACCTTCAGTTACGTTCTTGCTAGCAGCAACCAAGTTAGCTTGTACTTGCAAAGCAACGTCTCCAGACAAACCAGCCATGTTACGAATGCCGAGTTGAGCAGCAATATCGTTTGGAGCGTAGTTCTTTACGATTCCTTGGTCATCCTTGCCAACTCCACCACCGAAGGCAGTGCCAGCAGCAACACCCATAGAACGCAATACAGCAGTTGGGATGTTGAATCCACCAGCAACGTTCAAACCAGCATTACGCATCTCATTCTTTCCTTCAGAAATCATCTCAGCCTCGAGGCCAGTCAAGTTTCCTTTAGCAGCTTCTGACATGAACTTGCCGAAGTTAAAGTCCTTCGCAGCTCGGGCTTCAGAATCGCCCAATCCCTGCACTACAGCAGGTGTGTTAATTGTGTTTTCCATAATTGGATTGTTATTTCGAGCCTCGGGCTCAGAGTTTAAAATAATTTCAGTTACCTCCTCCTCTTCAACAGCGGGAGCGTCTTCTGTGACTTCATCAGCGACAACCTCTTCGGTGCGCTCTTCAGCCTTCTCTTCTTCGTCAGACTCTTCAGACTCTTCGTCTTCTTCGTCCTCCTTAGGAGCTTCTTCGTAAGCTCGTTCCTCTTCGACCACCTCTTCGGCAACCTCTTCAGCAACGACCTCCTCAACGACCTCTGCAACAGGCTCTTCAACAACTTCCTCAGCTACAACTGGCATCTCTTCGAGAGCAGCTTCCATGGAACGGATAGCAACCTCTGTGGTTGGATACGCTCCTTGTGTAGTTGGAGAAACGTCGAATAACGTGCCAACAGAATTAATAGTTCTCAAGTTCATACCGTCACGACGTTCCCATTCGTCATCAGATACTGTGAACCCGAAGGAACTGGTAGACACGTTGCCCATTCGAATGTTCTCTGCGAGGTCCTTGGCGTAGGACTGCTCACCGAGCTCAAAACGGTACCGAAGTCCAACCTCATCGACTGAGAGCTCAAGTCCCTTACCCACACGGGCAAGAGGCATGTTCCAGTCATGGTTAAACAAAGCAACAGTGTTGCTCATATCAGCACCTTCGAATGCACCACGAGCTACGCGCTCAGCGAACTGGCCGCCAATCACCGTCTCGTCATCAAACCTTGCAGCGTACCCCTCGATGACAGTGTTGTCATTTTCGTTGCGCACCTCAAAGTCTGAATTCAAGAACCTTTTCTCTTGGTTATTCATATGTTTGGGTTTATGATTTTAATTACAAGCTCTTCCAGTTGATAGCCCCCTTAGCGGTAGCCTCACTAGAAGCGTGGTAGCCGATGCCCCACTGGTAAAAATTCTTACCGTGTCTAAAGCTAGTTGCTCCAGTAGCGTCATTAGAACGTGCTGAGCTGGAAGCGGCACCGATAGCAATTGCTGTTGATACACTAGCAATTTCGGTCGATTTCATGTTGGGGAAGATGGTTGCCATAGCAGCATTCACGTCAGCAACAGATGGTGCCGTTGTGTCTGTGACTGTGACGTATCTTACATCCCCAATCTCTCGAACTTTGTCTTTGGTTGCGTTTCCCTCTGTACAGAAGGCCGCAGTATTGTTCCGAACATCTCGGAACCCATATACGTATTTAGCCATTATTCTTCAATTTTTGATTGGTTATTAATTCCTTCAGTTTCTTCATTATCGGCACCCCCGTTGCCCGCTGGAGCTGGAGGAGGAGATACAACGTTCTCAGCATACGCCCCCATCTGTGAAAGCGGGATTTGATTGAGTTGAACGTGATGCTCTTCACCGCCTTCAACAGGCCCGAGTCCTTCTTTGGCTCGCACTTCGTTGATTGACAGCACCCCGTCAGACAGGGCTTGGTGATAGTATTGTGCACGGCTGGCCGAGTCTGCACGCAGCAGGGAGTCGACATCGAACCTTGCGCAAAGGTACTCATCGTTTCGTAAGAGCTTCCGCTCGACTTCGAGCTCGATGCGCTTAACCCACGGCAAGATAGTTCCTTGGAAGAACTGCAACACTTGTTGTTCATAGTTAGAGTAAGCTGTATTCCCGTCCATGCCAATCATTGCTGGTGGCACTTGGTAGAAGCGTGCAATCTCCTGTGTGGAGTAGTGCTTGCTCTCGAGGAACTGAAGTTGGTCTAGAGGGACAGATAAGGCTTGGTAGTTAAAGCCGCCTCCTAGAATTGCTACCTTGTGTGCATTACCGCTTCCCATGTACTCCTGTGACCATCGCTCGGACGCTTGCTGCATCTGTTCGAGTGTCAAGGGTTCTTTGGTAGTAAGTATTCCTCCGAGCATCCCGCCGTTCTCAAAGAACGTCGCCCCGAAGTTCTGTACAGACTTTGCAGTCTTTAGATTCTGGAGCTGGATTTTCGTTGGGTTCTCACCGCGAAACGCCTTAATCTCAATCATTCGTTCAGCAGGTACTGGGGTTGGTGAACCGTTGTACTTAAAGAACTTATGACCTGTTTTCTTGTCGATGTGATGCTCGACTTCCGTTGCGGGAATCCAGTACATCTCCTGACCATCAGGCATGACCAATGCGTGGCCAACACCGTACAACAGCGCATCGCTTACAATCATTTGCCAGAACTCATACGCGCCCATGTGGGCGTTAGGTTCGACAGATAAGAGGCGCGAAGCGGGGTGCTGAAAAAGTGGTTCGCGAGAACCATCTTTTTCTTTGCTCTCAACGACGATGTCCATCGACGCGATTGTGTCAGCTATCTTGCTGACGCATGCGTAGACGGCAGCGAGTTGGAGACTATCCGAACCAACGGTCACGTTAGACTGTGACTGAATAGAGCCGAGCCAACCGTTAGCCGACGTTGTGAACGTAGGGCTTGGGTTTACTGAGCGTTTTTCGCCACGGCTAAAGAGCCGTTGAAATATGTTTTGCTTTTCCTGTGACATACTTATATATACTAAAAAGATAGGACACTGGCAAGTTTTAACCTCCCAGAACCTGCATGAAAAATTCGAAGTCAGGAGTGTCATCTTCTTCGAAGGTGAGCATCTCACCAACAGCCATGATTCCACTTACAACTCCGTCGATTTTGTCCCCTGATTTGGCTTTGTCGACCTTTATG